TTTTATACCATTATATATTTTGTATTTTGTATTTTTTTTATTTTTTGTATTGTTGTATTTAATGCTCTGTTTTTTATTTTTTTTATTTTATCCCGTCTGTTATCATTATACAGGTATCCATAATAATTTAATTAATATTATATAGCAATACATAATATTAAATATTTATTCATCTTTTGTTTTTCTTGGTTTTCTGTATCTTGGTTTCTTAGGTGCTGGTTCTGGCTCAGGCTCTGGATCAGGTTCTGGTTCTGGCTCAGGTTCTGGCTCTGGTTGGGGCTCGGGAATTTTATCTGTTGTTTTTTTCTTTCTGCCTCTTTTTGGCTTTTCGATAACTTCTGCTGCTATATCCTCTTGAATTTTAATTCCTGGTGTGATTAAATCTTCTTCTGTAATTTCTGGGTCACAATCCTGAGAGAGATCTAATTGTTCTAACTCTGCAGTAATTTTTTCTAAAGCGTCTTTCTTTCGTCTATAGTATTCTTTAGCCTTGATTCGTTTGTATTCCAAAAAATGAGGATCAACATCTTTCCGTTCTTGGTAATATTTTTTGCGTTGTTCGTTAACTTTGTCTTTGTTGTTTTCACGATACTTTTGTGTAGCTCGTTTCTGTGCTTCAGTGTAGGCTGGTGTTTGTTCTTCCATGATATATGTAAAGATATATTTTTATCTTTATATATGTTACAAAAAAATATTTAATTATTTCATCATTTTAAAATCAACAGGAATCTTGAACATGTCTATCCCTCCTTTTGTATCTTCTGAGCTTATAGAATCAATAGGCTTTATAACCTCGATTTCTTTTCGTAAAGCCGGATCTGAACTTCTAAAAAAATGTTTCAAAATGTATTCATTCTTCTTAAAGTCAATAGACTTGTTTAGATCATCAAACATAGAAAGGAAGTCATTAACGTCGTCATACAGCTTACCCGTTCTGAATTGGGATGCGTTAATATAATGCCCTAAAGCTAAACAATAAAATCCACAAGCATTATTCATGAGACTCTGTATATCTCTTTCGCAAAATGGTAATCCTCCATGACCAATCGTAGACTTGACAGCTTTCTTTACTGCTTCTGGAGGAGGTTGACCATAAGGATCAAAATATATTGATTCGATTTTATCATTCGGATATTTATTTATTTGTAAAAAGCACCAATGTGTACCTTCATTAGGATGTCCATTTTCGTCTTGGCTATCTTCAATATTTATTATGTAGCACTGGTTATATTGCAGCGGTGATTCTAACTCGTCTTTGAAACAAACGTCTGCCAACGGTATATTCATTCGTTTCGACAATTCTATAATTTGGGTATCTGTTAAGGACATTATATAATATATATATTTATTTTTCTTTAAACCTTTAAACATTATCATCATACGGCTATCCATAAATATAATGTAGAATTCCCAAGACATAATGTTTACCACTTTACCGATTATTTTTTTTTATATATTTATATATATTTATTTTATTTTACTTTTATATTTTTAGAAGAATATGTAAGAAAATAGGTAATTGGTTTTTTGCTCTAAGAATTGGACTTGGATTCTAAACTTTATAAAATCCTGTCGCGAATCAGGGAAGTAAAAGACGTAAGATTATGGTAAAATATAGACCTGGAATACTATTTTTGGCTTGATAATGATAAAAAACTCCCCCCTATTTTAATCAAACTCCCCTATGAATATAACCCCTTCCCTGCATATAATCCAGAACCTGAATTATAAGCTTGATAAGCTGGAGGCAAGAAATGTTGAAACTGGAAATTAGCGCTCATAGGTTGTGACTTTAAAGCTGGTGCCTTATGTATTAACATGGATCCATGTAATCCAACTGATCCTCCACTAGCTCTTCTTTCATGACAAATTCCACGACCACGAAACCCGTCATAAGGCGCAGGAGCCATTGCGAATCTTGAGTCTATACTTTGTGCTGTATGTTGTGCTGTCAATGCATCCGATATAGCTTTGTCCATTCCTGCTCTACTCATGTAATCATAATTGGTTCCGAGTTCTCGATTCACTACTTCTGCTGCTTTTGCTTTTGCTGCTTGTTGTGCTAATGAAGATACTCTCGGTGCTGTTAATCCTGTCTTGCCATGATATTTATTTGGATTGTCAATATAATCATTTGCGAAAGATGTTAATCCAATAGCTCCCGGAGCAATCAAAGGAATTAGTTCTGGTTGTGCCGCTCCTAATGCTGCCGCTCCTGATGCTATACCTGCTGTGACAGCTCCTTTTAATGGGGTCTTGAAATGCTCTCCTATTGCGTAAGCTGCTTTTTTAATTCCTGCCTTCTTTAGCATTCTGTCAAATTTAGGACCAAATATACCCCGTCCAGCTATTGCTTGTGTGTCGCCTGATTCTCGTAATGCCATATGCTCTTCTGGAGAAACTGATCTGTTCATTTCTATCTCTTCAGGACTCAAACTTACTTGAAGCCCAGATTTTCTCGAGAAAGCACGACTAGCAAGGTGGTAAGTAGAAGGGTGAACAATAAGATTAAAGCCAGTACCCTGCTTAATCCTGACAGGACGCCCTGTTCGTAGTTTCCTAAGTTGTCCTGGACTTGCATCTATAGTTAAAATATGTCTCATAGTATAACGTATTATAATATTTTGTCTTTAAATCTTATAATAGGTCTTAACAATTATATAATGCTCTTTTTTGCTCTGGGTACGTGTGGTATTTAAACTCGACTCCCCGTGAGTGCATCAATCGACACCTCTACTTGATATTCAATAAAGCATAAATAGTCCATTATTCGTGAGCTTAAATTTTGGCCTATTAATTGAATTGATTTAGGAACCGATTGTTCAACAGGCAACATTCTTTCTAGGTTGAGATAGTAATAGCAATAGCACATATCGAAAGCTTGTCTGTCAACAAGTCCTGATGTAAGCCCGTCTGTTAATCCTCCATTGACTGAATTTTGCCCGTAAAGTTGGTTATTGAATTGTTCAAAGTTGTATTTTTCTAAATTGTAAATTGCATTTTGTCCTGAAACTTGTACGTTGAAATTTGTTATCCAAGCCAACGGAGATGTTGGTCCAGTACCTGCAGGATCGAAAGGAGATTGCCAAACAGGAACTCCTGTAAGAAATCCACTATTACCAGCAGTAGAACTATAGAAGGGGAGAACAAGAATAGATTTGATGTTCGCAATACCGTTTGTGAGAAGGTTATTGATCATTCCGCCTCCTTCAACTCTTAGGATTTGGTATTGATAGACATCTGTATATTTAATTTGTTTGATTGGTGATGACAGATAAGCTTGTTCGAATACAGGATTAAAAGTATATGAAGGAATGTAAAGATAAACAGATTTAGATAAAGGACTTTGTGATCCTCCAGCTAAACCAGCTACTGTTTGATCAAGACATGTTGCACCAACAGAAATATTCATCATATATGGTTGAACAATTGATGCTGCTCCAACCCCTCCTGAAATTTGACCTGCATAAGGGAAGAAAGCAATACCACCGTTACTTCTTGATTGACTTGTAGCTCCTGCTCCTGCGACGATATCAAATGATCGACCAGATGCAATCATGAGGGGATTTACGCCTCCTAGAGGATTAGAAACAGTGGTAGCTCTCATAGGTCCAGGTGTAATAATTGTTCCAGTTCCGGCACTTTGACTAGTTGCGGTAAATTCAGTTGTTGTATTATTTAAATTCATTGTCATTTTCATGAAGACGCCTTTTAATAAAGGACACATATTAAAAAAACTATGGATATGTTTTAGATAAATAGTTGCGACGATTGAATATTGGATAAATCCTGGAGTGGTTGTAGTTGTATCTTGATTTCGTCGTTTTGATATGTATGATTTCCATAATGCATTTAATGTATTACATGATCCATCACCAACAATTGCACCTCCGGTTAATAACGTAGCATATGTTGACCCTGTACCAGCTGAAGCTAAAGCATCAAAATTGATAAGTGTTTGACGTTGAACAAACCCTCGATTACCCAAATCAGTTCTAAAAGAATTCAGAGCTCCACCTGTCAAAGGATATTCTCCAAATACTAAATTTGTATTATTACAAACACCATTTCCAGACACCCCATCAACTAAATTACAAATCCATGAAGTAGAATCATCAGGATAAAATCCAATTGTCGCACCTTGTGTCATAATATCTGTAATAGATAAAGATGTCATCAACTTAAAACTATTCCACATATTTATGTACGGTGTCTGTTGAATAATAGTTGTACCGTTATAATCCAATGTGAATGAATGAATGATTTGTCCAAACCAATTTTTAAGTCCTACGCAATAATCAGCCGAATAAGCTCCTGTTAATGGTCTGAATCCACCAATTGAACCAGCAGGAGGGTTTGTATTTGTAGTTGGATTTCCTGCAGTTGCTACAGTAACTACAAAAGGCATTAATAAGTAGGCTTCTCTGTAGCTCATATACTTATTACTGTTTGACAATTGAGATGTATCCAGAACTGATTGATTGTTATTGTAATTTTGGTTTTGGTTGTCTAGAATGTTAAGCCAGTCTTTACGGATAAAAACATTTGGGCTTCCTTCTATTTCTTGAGCTAAATCGAAAACTAATTTATCGGCCATATTGATATATGCTATTAATATGATCGAGGCTTTAAATACCTTTTTATAAGGACATTTTGATATTTTGTCGTCTTCGTCCTGGTTGTTCTATTGATAATTTTGATAACTTATCAGCTAACTTTGACTTGAGTCCTAATCCTTGTGTTTGTTGTTTTCTAACTTTTGTATTTGGATTTAATCCAGTTGTCGCGATATAGTCGTCCATATCAGTATAAGAAGACCCAGCACCGGGTCCTCCAGTACGCAAAAGAACAGAGCCCATACCCTCGCCAGATAATTTAACGCGACCAAGATGTGAATGGAGGGTTGCATTTCTGAAAGGTAATTTAGCAAATTTTGCAGTATTATAAACCATTGTATAATTTATAATATTGAGTTGTATTTAAGTCTTTATAAGTCTCCCTTTAGCTTATCTTTTGTTCTAATATTTCTATATTTCAATAGAGTTCGTCTCATTACATCGATACACTGAAGTTTGCCCGATAAAACTTTTTCTTTAGTACATTCTTTATCGTTTTTTAAGTCATTCATCAAGACACTATGAGCTGTATTTAATTCTTCATAGATTCTGTTTAGATATGCTTCGTCTTCAAAGCTGTTCATTTAGATAGTATATATATTGACTTCCGTTTAAATCTATTTAGCCATCAGGAAATTTTCTTCTTTATCGCGAATGGCGAGAAGTATAGTCATGTTAGGATCTTTTATGATTAATGGTGATAAATTATTTCCCAAAAGTGTTAATCTGAGTTCATTGTATATCCCGTCTATCATACGATTCCACATGAAATTAGGTGGAGTTTCATATATTTGCTCTCCTACTGCGACGTTAGGATTAAGAGAATAAATAATACTTGAAGGTTGAGAATATGGATTATTGATATTTGAAATTGAAAACAGAACATTGTTATTTGGTTGAACTTGTGGACTTAGATTTGATAAATATGACAAAGTTCCATCTGTGAGTTTAGAAACATAGTTTGTGGCTGCTGTCGGTGTTGGTGGTGTATATGCATTATTGAGATTTGGATTTGTAGCGAATCCTGCACTATATCCTATGATAGCATTAAAATTTTGTGGAATAGTGAGGACGGTATTCTGTGGTATAGTTGGCCAACCTGGAAATCCTAGAGGTGTAGTATTATTTAAAGGCAACGCTGAAGGAACCAAAAATGTATTAATCTGGATTGCGTATCTTGGTGGATTTAACAATATTGAAAATGGATATACATAATCTCCGACTGCATCAATCCAATATGTAGCATTCTGGATCATGATAAATTGACAAAAATGATTTATAGTTGTGATCTCATATAGACCGTCAGGAATTACAATTTGATATGTGGTTGTGACACCTCCTGCAGTCCATGTATAAGACAAAGTATTATTTTGACTTGTAGCGGTAATATTAAACCAAGAATAATAAATTGAAATATTCGATACGGCTATATATTTATCTTTTAGTAACATTGAGTTAGGGAATTTATATACAAGTTTATTATTCTGTCCATCTGGGACGATATTATTTTGGTTTAGAACTATTACGAACATCTTAATATAATTATTTATGTTAACATGTTTTTAAATATTAAACCTTCAGATTATTTTTTTTATAGACGAAAGATGCTTTGGCAAATAAATATTATGGACTTTTTGAACTGTTGTTTGTAATCCTCGACCTTGTGTTGTTAAACATTTCATATGGTCTGTATGTGATCTGTATTCTTTTCTAAATCCTGAACCTGTTCTAATTCCAAGATTTATCGGAACTTGAGATCCTCCAAAATAAAATGGTGCTTGATATCCGCCACTTGTCATCTGGATAAATTGTTTGTTAGGATTAGCTACTTTAGGATGAAAATTATATGTCCCTGCTGAACTCATGATATAGAGTGATATATTGACAAACGTTTAAATCCCGAGTTCTAAAAGATCTTCCATTATTTCGGATACTTCTTTCTTTGGTAAAGCTCCTTCTCTTGATAATCTAAGAATATGAACTTTAAATTTTTTTACTAAATCTCTACTGTCATTGCCTGCTAATATTTCACCTTTCATGACTTCGAAGTCGTGTATATCTTTGTCTCTCTTTTCCATAGAAGGAGCAGGGATAGTAAATTTGTCTTGAATATTGGATTTCTTGGCTACTTTATGCAAAAATACTTTTTCCGGTTCTGACAAACTATTAACTTCTGTAAATGATAATACACCTCCGCCGATCATTTTTTTTATGATTCCTGACAGGTTCTTAGATATACGTTTGCTCGGGATATCTTGTACAGAAAATCCTTTTCCTGTTTTTAATGCTAAAATATCTTCGTTATGGAGTTTTCGTAGATTGATCAAATAATTTCCGAACTTTACAAATCGTGGCGATGATTCAATACCTTTATCAAATGCTGTATGTTGTACAACTGATTGATTGTAAGGTTTTACTATTCCTGATCCTTTAGGTCTTCCTTTTCGCTTTAGCAAACCTGATCCTGTTAGTCTATGTTTTTCTGCTTGTAATTTATTTATTTCAGCCGAAATTTTTCTATATCTTTCATCAAGTTCTGGATTATCTTCTATAAATTCGTCGTCATGTTCCTCTATATATTTTCTTAGTTGTTCTTTTTCTTGTCGTAGTCGTTCTTTTTCATTTTTTAAAATTTGTATTTGTTCTGTTATGTATGCTACTTCTTCTGCAGAACTCCTGCCTCCACCTCCTCCGCCTTGATCTTGATCAAATTCGTTCGTTACCTGCATTAATAGCGTATTAAGCCAGTTAATTTCATGTTGGTTGCCTCCTTTTTTTTTTAATTTTTTTATTCTTTCTAAAATTTTGCGTTCTTGTTCTTTTAGTGGTAAATCGTGAAACCCAGTATCTGGATCAGTATCGAAATCAGGATATAGATTCATCATAAATCCAAAATCCGCATCTTCTTGTGCCATTTGTTGTTCTATTGATTTATTCCGTTCTATAAAATCGTGTAATACATTTGAAGGACGTTCGGTTGTTATATCTGGCATTTCAGTACTCGTTCTCTTATATAACGTTCCAATTTCGCTAAAAATTTGCGTTAGGTCTTCTCGTTCATAATCTGAATCATATAACGGGCCTAATTCCTCAATTAGAATTCGAATGTTTTCTTCCATTAATGATTGATCTTGATTGACGCTGCTTAATTCAACTTGTGAAATTAAATAATCCATGCGGGTTGAAGATGGGACAGCTCGTAATAAATCCATCATTGCATCATATGTAGCCATATAAGCTCTGTCATCTTCAGTAAGAAGACCCCTTTCTGCAATTTCTAAAAAACGTTCTCTGTACATTTTAAATTCTTGATCGGATGTTAATTTAGCCATTCTAAATAAATCCGAAGATATTTTTAGAAGCTGTCGAACTACTTTAGATTTCGGACTAACTCCTACTTTTGATCGTCCTCTTGCTGATCCTGCTAACATATCGGCCATTGTTTTTAGTTGTTCAGCAAATTTATTTAAATCGTAAGTTGAAGCACCTCCCAATTTAGGATCTATTTGTGGTCGATTGAAATATTCTCTGACAGTAGAAGTGTAGTTTTTAGTTTTGGTAAACATGTCAACTGTAAAACTGACAAATCGTTCGATATCATTTTGGTCTCCTTTTATGCCGTATCGATAACTCTTTTTAAGTTGGTCTACTATCTCAGGTGCTCTCTGTGCAAAGAAAGTGAATAAGGATCCTGACGAATTATAGGGAGACTTTTCTATCCCCTGTATGACAGCTAAAGCAAAATTCGCATTCCCTAAAGGTTTAAGCGTGACTAAAAGATCGGCTTTAAGTTTTTCTGTATCTGCTAAAATTTCAGATGTTGTTCGTGTATCTTTCATTTGCGATACAGGAGGCAATTGTCCTGTTTCTTTGTATGTTTTGTTTGCTTCCAAATTCATTTTATCTAAGTCTGCTCGTAGACCTAAACTATCCATATATTCATTTCTGAATCTATCAACGTCCGTAGAATATCTGTAAGGTTGCCCACTCATTATATAATCAGTTATAGCGATTTGTCGTTAAATCCTTATAAATGGTTAAATATTATTATAAACCGGTAAGACGGCATAGTCAGTGTTTTGATCAAAAATTTTAGCTGTACAAACATCATTGAAAAAAACTTTAATTTCATCTTCTGAAAATTGCGCCATTAGATCTTTAACTTTTTCTAACAGCATATGTTTTTCTTTTTTGTATAGTGTGCTTGTGTTAGTCAAAGGATGTTTCCCCATTAGATCAAGTGCTACAACTTTGTACATGGTTACGACGTTTTTCTGTCTCTGTCTTTCTGAAATAGTAACATTATGTTCTTTCTCTTCCTCTAATAATTGTAATGGTGTTTTAGTTCCTTTCAGCATTTCACGTTCATACTGTGTAATTTCCTGTAAAGGTTGATCTTGGATTGTCGGAAATGGTCTCGCAGCTAAAAAATCGCTATTCTGGATTACTTGAGGTTCGATTAATTCTGACATTATATATTATATTATGTTGGCTTGGCTTTAAATAGGGTAGATGCTGTTCCCATATTTAGAGGCGGGTTTCTTTGGTTTATATATTCTTGTTCTTTTTGCAATATGGTACTCTTCAAATCTGTTTCTCCGTCTTCGATTATTTCCATTGTGAAATTTTCCCATCCCTTTTTGTGACGGATATAAAAATATAATTTACACCAGTATAGTTTCCCTCTTCGGTTTGAAACGTTCTTTTTATGGTGAGATTTCCTACGCGAAAAATTAACAGTAGAACCTATATAGAATTGACTTTCGTCTTCATTGTCTTTGATTGTGTATATATAGTATCGCATTCTTGTCTATTTATAGCCATTTCTATTTATAGCCATTCCTGTTTATATATCTTCATCATGTTCCATTGGGCCTTCTTCGTCTGGAGTCCTTGCCTTTTGTCCTGAATAGTCATTAAAAGTATCGAATTCGTTCATCCAGTGTCTAGATTCTGCCATCTTTAGTAATGTTAAAAATGGAGTGCTATAACTTAAACATGTTCCTCTTCGTTTTCTTTCTATTCCAAATTCGGCTATTTTTTTATGAAAGTCTAAAGCTAACATCCGTTTCCCTTTGTATGTGTAGATATATTCTTCGTATATGTCTTTGCATGAGCCGACAAAATCTTTTTTATCCAAAACGTAATAATCTTTTATAAATCGTGCTACAGAATCTAATCGTTTATTTATACTTTCCATTTTAGATTGCGTGAGAGGGAAATCTTGAGGGTTGAAATCTCTAACGTCCAACTTTGCTACAAACTGGAAGAATGCTTCTCCTACTTCTGGACACATTATATTTTTGTACAGTCTAGTGTAGTAATCATGTTTTCCAATCATAGCGGTGTTTATATCCAAGATAAAATACCGTCTTCCGTCATCGTCTTTGATAGCGTCATTGTTTGAACATAAAATATAATTGTTGATGTTATTCTCTTTGTGAGCCTTGACACCTTTATCTTGCAAGACAATTTCATCAGAGGTGATCATTCGTTTCAGTGTACTACTTATACTCTCCCATTCTGCTTTACTGAAGTTTTCAAGTTCTTCTATAGACACGAGAAGACGTCCGCCTAGAATATCATTAAACTTTGTTCGGATTGGATCACTTCCTGTCTCGAGACATAAATTAGAGCCTATGACATAACGCGACAAGAAGTAAAATAAAGTCGACTTTCCGGAACCTTGAGGACCTTTAAGATATAGACAACTATTATTTTTATTTCCCTGGATCATGTTAGCAATCCATTTCAGTAAAAATTCATAGCATTCTTGCTTGCCAGAACATAAAATATTTTTCATATAGTCTTCCAAAACTTTAAGCTTGTTTAGTTTGTCTGCGGTAGGCTTGTAATTTTTGTTTTTCTTGTAAAGAGGAGTTGCACATAGATTTATTTTGTCGTCGTAAAATTTAGGTTTGTTATAGTCATACACAACATAGAATAGTTTTTTATATTCTTTACGGTAATATAGATAAAGTTCTTTCGGTAGTTTATCAAAAATTATTTCCCGTAAAGTCCCGGTTGTATAGGTTAGCCAATTGTCCCCGTCTTTTACCATATGTTCCCCTGACACAATTGGAAATATGTACTGGATGATGAGTTCTTGAGCTTTACTTTTATCTTCCTTGCTATACGTTTTGCAGACTAAATCAAGAAATTCGGTTAAGTTAGACATTTTATATAATACTCATTAACGTTTTTTCTTTAAATATCTTATAATCCTGAATTTTATGAAAAGGAGTTCCTTTAAAAACGTGGGGAATATCCAGAATTTTAGCCTAAAAGGGGGTCGAAATAGCCAAAATCCGGGATGAGTTAGGCCAGAATAGGGGGGACTTTTTTATCATTATCCAGCCAAAACTATAAGAATTGTAGCCTTCCATGACTATATTTTACCTCAATTTTACGCCTTTTCCTTGGCCGATTCGTGACGGGATTTTCGAAAATGCTTTCTAGCTCGTCTTCGTTTTGCTCTCGAAATCTCTATTACGTCTTTTTTACATTTTTGGCTAAAAATCTAAAAGTAAAATAAATATATATATATAAATATAGATTCCCATTACGAAAAGGAGTAAAAGCGGTATTCATTATGTCTTGGGAATTCTACAATTCTTATTATGGATATTGGATGATGATAATACTTAAATGGATGGCGAGATATAAAATTAACAATGGAAAATATAAAAACAATTTTAAGGAACAACAGACCTTCGCTATCAGAAGCAAGCGTGACCACATACGGATCTATCCTAAAAAGTTTATACGACAAGATTTTTGATGATGAAAAATATAAGCTATCGAATTTCTTGAAAGTAAAACAAATAATACCTGCGCTGTCAGGAATGGAAACAAACACGACCCGAACTATTTTAAGCGCGTTATATATCCTAACAGGGAAAAATAAATATCATAAAATGATGTTGGTTGATATAGCAAAACTCAAAGAAGAAACCGACAAACAAGAAATGAACGACAAGCAGATAGAAAGTTGGGTATCACAAGAACAGGTGAAAGACCTCCTGGACGAATACGCTAGCAAGGCTGACCATTTGTACAAGAAACAAAACCTAACAATTCCGGATCTACAAAAAATCCAAGATTATATAATCCTATCTTTGCTTGGTGGTGTTTTTATCCCTCCTAGAAGATCTAAAGATTATGTTGATTTCATGATTGAAACGCCGACGGAAAATAGCAATTTTTTAAAAGGCCGGACAATGATTTTCAATTCCTATAAGACAGCTAAGACTTACGGAACTCAAAAAGTTTTATTGCCAGCTATACTTTTAAGAATACTAAAAAAATGGATCTCTGTAAACCCGACATCGTACTTGTTATTTGATAATAACGGTAACCAAATGACAAATGTAAAACTAAACCAGAGACTAAATAAAATTTTCGATAAAAAGGTCAGTGTTAATCAGTTGCGACATACTTACCTAACAGACAAATACAGAGACAAGAATGACACTATTAATGAACTTGAAGAAGATTTTAAAGGAATGGGTTCCTCATCACTACAAACAAAAACCTATATCAAGACTACTAAAATATGTTAATCACTGTCGGATTCCTCGACTATTTTCTTTGATATTTTCTTCATAACTTTTGATGATTCAATTTTTGGTATATCTCGAAGAAATGAATCAAGATCATAATATTCTAGAAACCCTTTTCGATACTTTTTATTTCTTTCGATCTTTCCTCCTGTTATGATCAATGGACGTAATGGCACGCTAACTGCATCGTTATACACTGCTCTGAGTTGATCCTTATCAAGGTCGCTACTCCATTCATTCATAATAGCTGTCTGTTCACGTTTACTACCGCCTAGATCTAACAAGACAAGATAGCTAGAATTTTTGCGAATAAATTTTGGGATGTCATAATAAGATTGAGATAAAAATATAACCGAACAGTTTTTCTTTCTCGCTCTCATGTAGTATTCTTCAACTGCATTCAGATTCTTACTAAGAACCAGATCATCCCATACGACAAGGTGATTATATTTTTTATCCATATCATCCAGTCTAGGAGTATTGCTCATTCCTTCTTTGATTTGTATTTGGTCGAATTCTCCTTCTAGATAGTTATATAATGGTTCATCTTTGTTACGGGTGATTATGGCTATATCTGCAAAAGTTCCTTCTCTTGCTGAAAATACTTTTAACAAGTTCAATAAGAAATTTGTCTTTCCTGTTCCTGACGGCGCTACGACACACATTCTAAATGGGATCTTAATATCGTGCAGATCTATATTTGGATTCTCCACGTCATCTAAATACTTCTTTGGAATATGTTCGTAGAAATTTATAATGTTTGAATCTTGGCTTGCTTTCTTACGAGGCATCTATTTATAGATTATCATATCAACAACGATTTAAACCAATAACACTATAAATATTTATATAATGGCTTCATATTTACCACCTTTAGAAAATCTTCCAATCTTTAATGACGAACTGTTCACAGACGGAGAAGATCTGGTTACAATAGAATATGCGAATAAACATTACTTGCGTTTTCCAAATGCACAAGGAACAGAAACACTACAAGCGATAATCGTAAACGGACCTTCGCAATTCAATGCAAATATAAATGTAGGTTCTTCAACAATCAGCCAAAGTGGAAACACGACACCAAACACACTTGGATTAACAAATATATCAACTTCATTTGGACAATCTGGTACAAATTCGCTTACTATAAGAGATACTGTAGGAAATCAAGGTTTTGCATTTTTACCGAATGCTAATACTACCTCGTATAATCCTGCAGTTGGTGCTGGAGATACTGCAATGGTTAGTACAGGTACTCTTCCTGGAACTGATAATATGGCTATTTCTACTTGGGGTTCGCAATACTGTGGATTAAAATTAACTGCTAGTGGTTCAGCTTCTCTTGGTGCAGGAGGAGTAACCCCAATTCCAAGAACAAGAGTATCACTAGACGGAACAGACATAACAATTGCTTCTAATTTGTCTTCTAATACTACAGGTAAAATTCTTCTCAATTCATTTGGCGTTGTAAATAATTCATCATACACACAATCAGTGCAAGGAAATACAACTAATCCTACTACTATTTCTGCTTCTACTACAGAATGTTTTATTATAAGTAGTGCGGCAAATTCTGTTGTAATGGACACTTTCGCAAACTATCTAAAATCTGCAAATGGTGGCTGGACATGTAAAATTGCCAATACAACTTCGACAACTATCAATATCACTACTCCTGACGCGAATTTTTTAAGTTGGCTACATCCTACGCCTACTGTATTTTATGATATACAACCATATAATAGTATCCAAGTTACCGCATTACCATTGGCAGTTAGTGGATTAGGGTATGATGTGTTTATAGTTGAAGATCATAGCGGATATAGAACGTTTAACACTACTAATAATGTCACGCATTATCTTAATTTCTCAGATGGTTTCGGTACAGGTGTCGGAAATATTCAAAAGACTGCTGGTATTTCTTGTAATCCCTCAACAAACACAATTACAGCAACAAATTTTACAGGAACTGCTTTATCGGCTACAAGAATTACAACAACAAGTGATAATACAAACGGAACTTATTTTATTCCTTTTGTTAAAACTACAGCTGGACCAGATACTAACGTGTTTATAGATGATGTTACAGGACCCTTAACTTATAACCCTTCTTCCAGTGCTTTAACTTTTCTAATAGGACAATGTGCCCGATATGACAGTGCCGGCGCTTCTTCATCAAGTACTCTCTTTGGCAATGTCGGAACTGGGAATGTCACTATAGCGAACGCTTTAACTACCGGGAGTTTGAGTTTAGGATCAACTGCAATGACTACCGGATCTATAAATATAGGTTCTACAACTGCTTCGGCGACTGGATTAGTGAATATAAGACCAGTCCTTACACTAGCTCGACAATTAAGAACTACAAACTCTGTTACATATCCTCCTACCAATGTTTTAGATTTAGGTTATAGCGTGACAGTTACTAGTGGCAGTTTTGCTAATACTACTCTAGCAGCTGGTATTGTTACTAATGTTTACAGTGTTTCGTTTACTTCTGCAAACTTTGGTACATATATGTTTATAGCTCAGATACTTATCGACCCCGATAATACAACAGCTATAAGGAGATGTGAAATGTCTATATCTACAACATTGTCACAAATACAAGATCCATATAAAGTACAAAATTATACAGCAGTTGGAGGTACTTTATGTAGTCAAAATTTAACACGAATAATCCCGATTTATGCGGCTACAACTGTTACTCTCACTGCACTTTGTAGTTCTTCGGCAAACATAATTGTAGGTGCAAATGAAGGACTGTTCCAATATACACGAATTGCATAGACCTATACAGGTATAAACATAAAATGACATTATGAATTATAAATGCTAACTGATTTTTCAGATCCTGTAATTGTGTATAAAAAAGCTAGAAGTATTTTCGGACCTAATGTATGTCTTAAACCATCAACTCGAAAAGATAAAAAATATATGCTCTTGAATCCTGAGACTGATAAATGGGTTCACTTTGGTTATTACGGAATGCAAGACTATACTCGACATAAAAACAAAGACCGTAGAGACAGATTCAAAACTCGTAATAAAAGATGGGCTGATTCTTATCCATATTCTCCTAGTTTTCTGTCATATTGGCTTTTATGGTAAAATTAGATATATAACAGTTTGTCAATATATTATCCATATATTAACATGCTCAACATTGTCAACAAACACGCAAGAGATGAAAACATCGAATTCTTTGAAGAACAACACGTCTACATAATAAACAAAGACCCGAATTTTATTTCTGTTACAGGATTGGTTAAATTAACATTTCCTCCGGTCAATCCAGATACAATAATTTCCAAGATCAGAAGGAGTTCAAAGTATGACAGTACAAATAAATATTTTAACATGACCGATGAGGAAATAAAAAATTTATGGTATGCTACAGGTGCAGAAGCTTGTAGTCGAGGAACAAGTTTACATAAAAATATAGAAAAGTATTACAACAAAGAAGAAACATCCATAGACCAAGAATGCAAAGAATGGCTATATTTTAAACAATTTGTAGAAGATACAGAAAGAGAAGCTTACAGAACTGAATGGATGATCTATGACGAAACATATAAAGTATGTGGTACATTGGACATGATATATAAAAATCCAGACGGAACTTATGATATTGTAGACTGGAAACGAACCAAGAAGTTATCGAAAGCAAGATCCGTAGTCCCTTCTAATACCTTCTATTGGTTATATACACTACAACTAAACATATACAAATTTATCCTAGAAAAAAACTACGACATTAAAATATCAAATTTATATATTGTACAATTGCACCCTGACCAAGATTCATATAAAATATATCAGATGCAGCATATAGATGATTACGTTATTAAGCTTATGGACAAAAGACTCAATGACTTAAAGACATAAGTGTATAAAATATATATAATGACTGAAAAAATAATAGTTTCAATTGAAGGAAATATCGGTGCAGGTAAAACAACATTCTTGTCTAGACTGATAGAATTGTATCCACAAGATATTGAAATTATTTACGAACCTGTTAATATTTGGGTTGCTTATAATGTTACTGGAATGGATGAAGAGGTTAGTTTGTTGTCAAAGTTTTATGAAGATCCAAAACAGTATGCTTTTCCATTTCAAGTTGCAGTTATGACATCACAGATGCAAACACTAATTAAACAAATTGGAGAATCAATGAAAAAAATAATAGTTGTGGATCGAAGTTTATTTTCGTCCTATCATGTTTTCTGTCAAGCGTTATATCATGATGGAAAATTGACTATCATTGAACTTGAAATCCTGACACAATTAATGAAAATGTTTGAAGATCATTTGCTTCTTTATGGATATGAATTTTACTACCATATTTATTTGTACACTGATCCTGAGGTATGTTTAGAAAGAATACGCAAACGAGCAAGAACTGAAGAAGTAAATATCAGTCTAGATTACCTCAAACAATTACACGAACATCATCAACTCTGGCTTATGTGTTCTGCTGCTTGTGGTAAATCTTTAACAGTAAATGCAAATATGGATATGGAACAACAACAGGGATACTATGATACTTTTATTGCTAACATGATGGAGCACTTGAAAGACTGCTAAATCTATTTAACCATTATACAATATAATAATATTATACAATGGCGGACGACTGGATATCAACCTTTGACGGGGTATTTTTTATTACGATTGCTACAGTGACAGTAGGATTTTTTGGACTTATCATAAAAACTTGCATAAGATCTAAATGTGAACATTTTAGTTTATGTTTCGGACTTATAAAAGTGGATAGGAGAGTAGATTTAGAGGTCCAAGAAGATTTAGCTAGAATAGAGCACGGTTTACCAGAATTTGAAGACGTGAGCCAAAACCAGACAGCAACTAGAAGACCATCAAAACCATCAGGGCTAGCTGATAATCAAGTTTAGGGGGGGAGTTATGTCAGAATAGGGGGGACTTTTTTATCATTATCAAGCCAAAACTATAAGAATTGTAGACTTCCATGACTATATTTTACCTCAATTTTACGCCTTTTCCTTGGCCGATTCGTGACGGGATTTTCGAAAATGCTTTCTAGCTCGTCTTCGTTTTGCTCTCGAAATCTCTATTACGTCTTTTTTACATTTTTAGCTAAAATTATAAAAGTAAATATAAAAATAAATATATATAGATATATAAAAAAAAATAAGCGGTAAAGTGGTAAACAAAATGTCTTGGGATTTCTACAAGATATAAAGGGTATCGGATAATGATAATAATAAATGCCAAAAAGAAAAGATTACTACTCAGGAAACGATAGTGAAGTTTTAAGCGAATCCGATATTTACGGTGAAGGATTCTTCGATGATATGTATAAAAAGGCGAAGACATATGCAACAACCGTATTCCAAGGAAGAAACGATTATCCACCAAAAGTTAGAGACATCATAAAAAGGTACGGAGACAAAGAAATTACATCAATTATTATTGATCGAACTCCCGTCCCAGGATTGCTCACAGGAGCGCTAAATTTAGTTTCGTTCGGAGCATTTAATAAAAAGCTAGAGGATAGCCCATACGATAAATTATTCCACTTGAGAATTGACCTTACGTTTAGTGACAAATCAAAAATCGCATTAGAGAAGAATGAAGTTATCAACGCCTTCGAAAATCCTACAAGATTACAAGGATCAGAACAAAAGAAAATGGAATTCATAAGCCCAAGATTGACGTTAAACAAACTTTTACAAGGAGGCCAAAAAATACAAGGTCAAAGATGGTTCAAGTATAGTGCATATAACAACAATTGTCAAGATTTTATTTTAGCACTCTTGAAAGGATCCAATATTGGTTCAGAACAAGACTTTAATTTCATCAAACAAGATACAAAACAATTATTCAAGGATGATCCAATGACTCGTAAAATAGCCAATACAGTTACTGACATAGGAGCAAAAGTAAACGAAATAACAACAGGATCAGGAATCGAAAAAAGGTTTAAAGGGACAGGGATATATAAAGATATAATGTTAAGAAGATCATATTCAGATAGTAGTAGTGATAGCGATAGCGACAGTGATGAAAGCACTATTAGCGAAGATGAAATTAATAGACGAATTCACAAGCTATCAAAAAAAGTAAAAAAACATATGAAAATTCATGGAGGTAAATTGGACATCGCTAAATCATTTCGCAAGTTTGGTGACACAATAAAGAAAGGCTTTGATACAACAACAAAATATGTTACAGCAAAGAAAGGAGGTCTAGCTTCGGATTTACTACATCAAGGATTACCAGCAGCAACAGGAGCACTAGCAGGAACGGCTGCATCGATAGCATTTCCAGAAGCAGGACCATTGGCGGGCTTTGCAGGAAACCAAGCTGGTAAATATGCAGGTCAGCAATTGGCAGGCTATATTGGATCAAAGACAGGAGTAGGATTAAAATCAAAAATGGGAGACCTAATACATATTGATATTGGAAGTCATAACGCCAAAGGTAAATCCAAATCAGGTGAAGGATTAAAGAAACGTGGAAAATCTAAACATCATTACGATTCAGAAGACGAATTAGCATACACAAGAAATAAATCTCTGTCACAACTAGTCAAGGCTAACAGAAGAAAAGAACAACGAGAATTGATGAAAGATTTAGGTACAATATCAAAGGACATGATAGCCGAAATGAAAGTTGCAAAAGCAATTAGAGGAGGTGGTGTAAAAGGATCTCCAGAAGCAAAAGAAAGAATGGCCAGAATTAGAGCAATGAGAAAGACAAAATAGTTTAAAGGATGCTGAATATTATTAAGATATAAATGAATAGAATTATTGATATCTTGAACGATAAACATTATTTTGTAAAGAAAGGAAAAGGTGGATTATTTTATAGACCTCCAAGAAAGATGATTGGTCGTGGTTATGAAGAAGATTTAGCTTTGATAGAGAAAGACCCTAAATTGGAAGCGGCAGTGTCGGCTTTACCATTTATAACAGTAAAAGAAGAAGGAAAAGATGTAACATACACTCCAGAACAAATAAATAAATTTGCAGAAGAACAAACAAGAAACCCAACATATAATGCCAAACAATTTAAAAAACTGTTTAAAGATGACAAATCCGATTATATACAAAAATATAGAAATAAATATCCAGATTACGAAGCTGCAAAATATAAACTTGACGAAATTCCAATGCTAAAAAAAAATATAGCTATACAAAGAACTAGAGAAAGAAGAGCAGAGGCTAAAGAAAGAGGAGCAATGGGTCAAGAAGAAAGGATATCTAGAAAACGAGCAGAAATAGAAAGAGCAGCTAAAGAACTTGTAGCTAGAGCAGCAACAAAAATTCAATCTAGACAACGAATTATACAAGCTAAGCAAAAAGTAGAAAAAATAAAATGGAAAGAAATAATAAACAAAACTTTAATGGATAACAATATAACATCCAAAGCAGGAATAGAATCTGCAATTAATAAATTTATTGAAGAACAAAACTTTATTCAAGATTTACAAACAGAAATAGCTAAATTAACGGAGGAAAGACAAGAATATATTAATAGTTTAGCAAAAGTATATATGAAAAGAAGAGATGAATATAAACATAAGTTAAGAACTGAAGAATTTATTAAAAGATTAAAAGAAGGCAAATATAAAGACCAAACAGAAAAGATTAAACAAATTGAAACAAAATTAAAAGAAAAAGATAAAATAATAGCCGATTTACAAACAAAAAAATTACTGACAGGGAAAAGGTTATACGACATTTTATTACCTGAAATTTTTAATCAAGAAATGATGTATCCTTTGCCATTGAAAACAGTAAAGGCCGGAAATGAAATAATAGAAAAAATGGGCGGGTTTCGACGTATTGATCTTCCCACAAATATTCGCGGAACACAAGAGGATGTACAAGAAATAAATAACTATGAAGGACAAATGTTTGATCCAGAATTTACACCACTGGATACTATGAAACATTTTTCATCAAGAGTAGTTGAAGCTGAAGCAGCACAAAAATATTGTGATGAAAATAACTTTATTATGAAACTCAATCCAAAGACAAAAAAAGTTGATAATTCTACATATTTAGAGTTTGCATTATGTGGTCCTAATAATCCTAATGCATATCAGATTTATAGTATTCCAACAAATTTTCATAATAGCGACATCATATTGAGAGATATGATTGATATAATTAACCAATCTAGACCATCTAAAAATAAGGTCAAAAGTTTAGGAAGTCAGTTTATTGTTGACAATATTGATTTTAATAATTTGATTTTTAATGAATTGAAAAACTATGAAAACATAAGCTATGAAAATTATTATAATATGAATTTAGCATTTAAAAAAATATTTTATGAAAAATTAAAAGAAAGACTTGACGATCAAATAGGTATATATGATAGATCTACGCCACAAAAACAAGTAGAACTTAAAAAAATTATAGATGATTTCCGGGATATTTTAACAAATAAAACAAAATTTGAAAAAAAATTTTATAGAGAGTGTAAATATTATGGAGTTGGTATTACAATCAATAAATTTAATAAAATTGACACAGAAATTTTGACTCCTGAATTTTATAGAAATGCACCAGATTATAATCCAGAAGATCCAAATTACAATAAAAAATTAATACAAAAAGTAATTAGCAAACAAGGTCAAAAATTTTCAATTACGACAGAAAATAAATATATTACAGGGTTGCGTCAAAATGAAAATGAAAAAATTAAAGGAGAAATAAACAATATGTTTGCTGAATGGTTTAAAGGAGGTAAAAAATATAATTACAATATTACGACACGTTTTAGTAATGTTACTGGAATATATGATTACACAAATGATAATTATGTAGAAAACGAAAATATTTTGGCAACTTATCAAACTTGTTATACTTCAGATTGGAGAGATAATTTTGAAGATTATAAAGGCGTTCTTATTCCTATAGAAAAGTTTACAGTTTTAAAAGCCCCTATAAAGGTAAGAGCAAAAAAACTAACAACAATCAAACCAAAAAAAGGACGCAAAAAATCAAATGTTATTTAAAAAATTGTTGATATTATACCTATACTATATATTATGAGCAGCAAGAGAACAAGTTCTAGAGACTACAAACAAGCAAAAGTAGTTGAAAGATTGTATGACGCAACAACTCACGGAATTTTAGCACAACTTGATAAAATGAAACGTGAAAGTGATGAATTGTACAAAAAACGTAAATATCATAATTTATTTGGAATAATTATGCATTTTATAGAAGATAATTTTTATGATCGTGAAACATCAATAGCTAAAACAGAAGCAATTTTAGCTAAACACAAACTTGAACCATACAACCCAAAAATAGATTACACTAAATATGACTCACAGACTTTCATTGATGAATTTTTGGAAAGCGAAAAGCCTAAGAAAGATACTAAACCAAGAACAGCTATGAGCACTACAAAAGAAGTTAAATATCCAAGAACAGCTATGAGCACTACAAAAGAAGTTGAATATCCAAGAACAGCTATGAGCACTACAAAAGTAGTAAAACAAACAAAACAAAAGAAAGAACCTAAAAGAAAATCTAAATCTCAAGAAGAAGAGATC